GAGAAAATTGCACAAACTTTGCTTCCAGATTTGATTCAAAAAGTAAATGACTACATGGGATTATCAGTTTCTCATGATTTATCTATAGTGGGTCTAGAATTAGAAGAATTAAAGAGATTTAAAGGAAAGAAAGTTTTCACAACAAAAGCTGCCCGACAGTTTGTAGATGAATTATTTTATGCTGTATCAAAAAATGATCTGGAGAAAATATCAGATAGTATAAAAAAAGATACCACAAAATTTCTAGTTTATTCTACTTATGTGAAATCATACATTTCAAAAATATCTACTACATACGGAGATTTTTTGGATAATACTATCTATCTTAACAAATTTGTCCTTGATAATTATCCAAAAATAATATTATATAAGCAAATAGCGGCAGTACCAGATAAATTTGAATCTGTTAATCCTGTTGCATTTATAGTTACCGTATTATCAGTAACTACTGCTTGCATACCAGAACCACCAGCAAATGTTAATGTTTCACTTGTATTATAAGTGTCTGTTCCAGTATCACCTGCTAAATCTAAAGCTTGGTCAACAACTGCAAATGCTAAATTACCAGAACCGTCAGTTTTTATAAATTCACCAGCAGAACCATCACCATCAGGTAATGTAAATGTAGTTGTAGAAGTTACACTATTTGGTGCTTTAAGTCCAATATGTCCTGCACCATTATTTGTGCCTTCATTAAATTTTATTGTTCCACCTACTGAAGTATCACTACCTAAAATTAATTCATCTATTGCTTTATTTGAATCAGCAATTAATGCTCCACTTGCTGTTAATATTCCAGGAACGTGATCCAACATATCGGCAAAATATTGTCCACCGATAACTGTTATATTATTTGCGTCACCATTACCATCTACACCACCTTCACCAATGAATAATCTATCTCCTAGATTACCTTGGGTTCCTGTTCCATAAGTTAAAGCTAATTCACCTAATTTTAATGTTGCTGGTGCCGAAGTCGCATTACTTCTTTTTATCTGTATTACTGTTGCCATATGCTATTTAAAAACTCCCACAGTTAAATAATAGTGTTCCAGTTGTAGTAACTACTTCCGTTCTAGTTACAAATTTACCATCACTTGACCTGTATTGAATCATTGCGCCATCATCTAAATTTGTTGTGTCAACATCACCAAGGCGGGATAATCTTAATTCTGAATTTTGAACAGCTACAGTTGATGGTATGGTTACTGAAACTTTTTGTGGACCAGATTGTGTATCTACGTTAATTTTTGCTGTAATATCAGGCATTACTTCTCTCCCTTTATTTATATATTTATAACAAAAATGAGTTTGATTATAACGTTACTTGCGCTCGGACTGTAATTATTCCTTCAATAACTCTAGTAACAGTAGCACCAGATGTAATTTCAAGGTCATAGACATATCTCTCAGCGTCTAAAGCGGATGTTTCAGTTGCTGTTAGTGAGAGAGTAACTACTCCTGTGGTAGCGTCTGTCGCTATTGAAGTAGTCATATTTGTTCTTGTTTTAGTGGACGCAAAGCCTTTAGCCAACTTAGCAACAGCCGTATAACCTGTAAGGTTAAAAGCATTGCCTTGAGCGTCTTTCACAGTTACGTCTGAAGTGAAAGTTGCCCCTTGGTCTATGGTTAAATTAGCTATTGCGGCCATCTATTTTTTATCTGTAATTTTGTTTGTTTCTGGTACTTCTTTTTTAATCAACTCTATAATCTTCTCGTTATAAAATTTAGTTAAAACATCTATTTTCTCAATTTCAATAGTATGTCTAGTCTTGCTTACCTGTATTTCTTGTCTTACTGCTAGATAATTTTGTAATTCAGGACTAAGCGACTTTTCATCATACTGCTTTCCATCAATTGTTATAGCCATAGTTAATCTCCATTTCAGTTTACTATAGTTATATTTATACGATATAAATATAAGAGTATAAATAATTAAAGGAGATATTATGGCAGTAACAATAACTTTAAAACAAACTAGACCTAATACAGACGTTGCTTTTTACAATGCTTCAGCTGATTTTGTAGCATTAAAGGAAGAAATGGTATACGCTGGAACCCTAGTAGATAGTGGTGGTAGTAATAATGAAAGTGGTTTAATAAGAACTTGGACTTTAACATTTACAGATGAAGACTCATCTTCAGCATTTGATAAAGACGCTAGAGCTCTATCTTATGAGGATGCTAGAGGAGCATATAACCTAATTAGTGGTATAACAGAAACATTTACATATACTTAATATATTATTTTTATTATGCTTCCAAATGATATAAACCAATATCAGGTTTTTAATAAACACACCTACTTACCTTATAAAGAACAATTAGATTTATTATTAGATAAATTTAGCCAATCAAATGATAAGTTAAGTGAAAATTATACACCTGAAGGAATAAAATTTAACAGTTTAGATGATATTACTTTAATTGTCTATAAAGGTAATATTGTATCTTTCGCTTCAATAATAAATAGACCAATTTGGCCTAAAAATATTAGTAGAATATTTAATCGTTTATTAAGAAATAAAAAATTTGATTGGGTCAATCCAACATTTGGTATCATATCAAAATTAACACACGACCACCAAATAAAATATTGTAAAAGTATAGGTCAAGACTTTGTTTTTATATCTATTGAAGGTAACAAAAGATTATATCTCAAAAGATGGATTAAACAAGCTAATGAATACAGTCCAGGGTGGTCTTTATGTAATGATAAAAAATGGGTTGAAACTGGTCCTCCAAAAAATTGTTTACAACATATTATCTATAAAAAAATATCAGATACTAACGAACCTTTTCCTTTATAAAAGGTAAAAATATTATACTAGGGTCAAATTCATTTTTCTTTTTAGCAAAATTATATGATTCAGTATCATAATGATGGTTATTATGTAATGCTTGACCCCACGTTAATAATGCAAATAAAGGAATATTTACAGCTTTATCAGTAGTGTTGTAAGATTTATATCCTATTTTTCCTGTATGACATAATACATTTACTAAAGATTCTTGATGATATGACCAAGCAGCAGGAATTATCCAAAACCATAATGTAAATTCAAAGTTTATTAAACAACCTAATATAAATGTGGACCAGATAATATGATTATTATATCTATATAACCAAATGTGAAATTTATCTTTTATTATATCTCTTATTTTATCTGTTTTTATTTCTGTAACTTTTTTACTATGTATCCAACCTATATAAGCGTGAAATAATCCATCTTTTGGACTATGTGGGTCTCCTTCTTTATCAGCGTTCTCGTGGTGCATACCTCTATGAACAGCTGCCCACCATAGAGGACTACCTTGAATACAAAGTGTTGATAAAAAAAGTAAAGGTTTTCTTAACCAATTTTTTAATTTAAATGTTCTATGACTTACATATCTATGTAGAATTACAGCAGAACCTAAACCACAAAATGTAATCCAACCTAAAAATAGATATAACCAATTAGGAGATGTAAGAAACATTCCTAATAAAGCTAATATTTGTACAGGCCAAAAAACAAGCCATAAGTATAGTTGTTGTTTATTCATTAATATCCACCGTCATTTTCTTTTATATGTTCTAAAAAAGGAGCTACTTCAAAATTTTGAGTTAATCTACCACGTCTAGCATTTGTTTCATCATTAAATCCTCCATCAACTCCTTCCCAATTAGTTATATTTATTCTATATTTTCCGTGTATTGCCGTCCAAGCATACTGATTATCTTCAAATAATTTTGGATTCGGATTTATACCAAACTTGTCTGATATCAACTGTTTTAATTCATCAAACTTATAATTCTGATCCTTTTCAATCATATATCGTCCTACTTGTCCAACATTTCTAAACTCAAAAGATGTACCTATTCGCATTTTATTATTATCTTTATACGCAACCATTCTATCTATAATATGTTCGTTCAAATTTTTAATAACAATACAACCAATAGACAACCGTAATTTTAAAGATAAACAATTTGCTAATGCATCCATTTTCTTCTTAGCACATTTTAAT